AACACGCAGTCTGCACCATACCCGGTGCATAACAAAGCAACTGGAGAGAAAGAATGAGTATCAAAAACATGCCAAGACTGCCGCGCCCCGCTGCGACTGGAGTCCTGCATCAGCGCCGCTATATAGGCAGCGTGTACACCTCCGACCAAATCCGCGCCCGAGACATCAAGGTGTGGAATATGGCAATTGAAGCTGCGTCTAAGGCGTGCATCGAAACGGGTGCGATTAAGGGGTCTAGCGATTCCACGTTTGATATGGCCGACGATTGTGCCAATGCCATCCTAAAATTGAAGGAGTAAGAATGAACGGTATTAGTAAAACCCAATATGACGCTCTTGTTTGTCATATATCTGCATGGGGGACATTGATTTGTTCCCTAAGTGTGGATATTGAATCTTTCGCTTTACGTTTGGGTATTGAATCTTTCGCTTTGGTCGCATTTTTAAAAACATGCGTGGTTTTGCTGATATTACGCGCATGGTGGCTTGAAAGAAAAATGGAAGGCGATAGAAAATGAACATCGACCGCAAAGTTGTTGAGCAGGCACTGCGAACGCTGGAGCAGGCTAAAACCGCCATCGCTGATTGGGGAGAATACGCGGATGAATACTATCAGAGAAAGTATGATTTGCAAGGCGACATTGATGAAATACAAGCACAAATTACCGCCCTCCGAGCCGCACTGGAAGCAGAGCAGCCTGACCGAGCCACCCGCATTGGCGCGTACGTCTTAGAAACTGCCAAGAACGCTGGCTGGAAAGATGACGGCGAAGGGGCCTACGAATACATCCAGAGGATGAGCTATGCCCAAGGGGTAGAAGACGCAGGAACCGCCATAGCAGAGCAGCCAGCCGGGGAGCCGGTATGCGACAGGTGTGGCGACGTGCTTGTGAACGGGAAGTTGGACGGCGCACTATGCTGTGACTGCGCTTTATCGCATGACGACCTGACAGCCGCATACATGAGCTGGATACATGATGGAAAGAAAGCCGCGATGGCAGCACAGCAGTCCGAAAAGCCGGTAGCGTGGCAAAACCCGCTGCACCTAGATCAGCTTTCAGATAAGAAAGTGCCTAACTGGCGGCCACTATACACAGCCCCACAGACTGCCGGGGAGCCTGATCAGCGCTTCCTTGATCTTTTATGCCTCATTCATGGTGACGGCGGCCACTACATCGCTGAGCACGGACTAGACAAAGCTGCCGCTGATGCTGTAGATCGACTGGGTGAGATTTTCCTAAAAGCAAGGAGCGCGGGGCAAGCAGCCGACCATATTGTTGACGCCAACAAAATGGTACAGCCAGCCCATCAGGATGACGATATTCAGCCTGACGGCCATTTTCTAGACGACGTGTATGGAGGGAATACTGGGGAGGTGTATGTTTACGACACAAACTTTTCCAAGGGCGAAGGCTTTTACAAAAAAATACCGATTGTGCCTCTGACGGATGCGGAAATCGTAACGGTTGCCAAAACCATATTTGACTTTGATTTAGTCCCGGGTGGAAGTTTTATGCGATTCGCCCGCGCTATTGAGCTCGCCCACGGCATAGGAGGCGCGGAGTGAAACCGACCCCAACCCTCGACGCAATATGCGCCCTACTCGACCAATTCCCCGAGGGCTTGACCTTCGATGAAATAGGCGAAGAGCTAGGCATGATGACTGGCGCGGTGCAAACTTCAATCCGCCATCACATACGAAAAGGTGGCAAGCGAGTGAGAATAATGCGCTACGACCCGCCGCACACAACTGGCAATTGGTCAGCAGTTATCGGCACTTCGCCCGGGCCTAATGTCAGACGGCCAAAAGCTAAGACACGCAAGGAACTCGGAGAAAAGCACAGGGCAAAACACAGAATGCGGATACGTGCTTACCTCCGCGTTTGGAGAGCCAAGAAAAAACAAACTGGCACTAACACAATGAATATTTTTGCAGGGCTTATGAGATGAGTACCAATATCCACTTTTACGCAAAGCGCGACATTATTGTAAAACAAAACGGCAAGCCAGACGTTCAAGTAAAACTTATCGATGTTTGGCAAACCAGCACTGAAGACACGCACAAAATAATTGGCAGCGACAATCCAATTCAAGCCTATATTGACTGGGTACTATTAAACTTTGACCGCGATTATAAAATGCCGACTTATGCTCCAAACGACCCTTTTGGCGACGGTGAACCAATAGGCGAAAAGATAATAAACGAGGGACGCGAGCACGTTGATAAATTTAAGAAGAACATAGCAGCACTTGAGTCTGACGGATGGGTAATAGTGGCGGAGGCTTGGTAATGAGTAACTTTACACGCCTAATATCTAAGCTAAATGAGATAGCTGAAACCTTAGACGATGAATCATCGAAGGTTATAAAGTGGGCCGCGCTAACTATTATCGAACAAAATGATGCACTGGAAGATACTCGCGCCGAACTGGCCGATGAAGAATCAGAGCGGCTTAGGCTTGAAAATGCGCTATATGAAGCTCAGCAGGCAATTGAGACTGCCTTGAGTGCAGTGACTTACGTGCAAAATAAGCCTGTGGAGTTTTCCAAAGATATGTCAGGCCATATCAATCTAATGGCTGGGCATGGAGACCCTGACTACCTTACAAAAGGCGGAAACAGTATCAGGCACGTTGACCTACGCGAAAAGAAGCCGCGAAAATCTAAATCAGCTCAACCTCTGCCGCCCGTCGCCTAGTAAGGCCGCGCAAGACCAGCCCGCCTGCTTTATTCCAGCGCATAAACTGCGAAGGAACATCGGCCCACTGGCCAGCATTGACCCTACGGCGCAGCGTGCTGGAATTGAGGTTGCCAAGCCCCAGATTGAAGGCAAAATCACACAATGCAGCGATGCGTCCCGGAGTATCGGCGCCGGGGCATAGCTTGATTGTCTGCGGCATAAAGTGGCGCGTAATGTGCCAGCGTAGCAGCGTCTCGGCGCGCTCTTTCGTAATCGGCGCATCGGCCAGTGTGACGCGGGCGCCGTCCTCGTAAAATGTAGCCCCGTAGCCTATTGTGGGCACCCCTGCGCTGCAAAGGTATGGCGTGAGATACAGCCCTTCAAACTTTCTGCAAAGCGCCATCACCAGTGACACGGCGTCCATTACTTGCCCTTTTTGCCCAGTGCTCTATCTGCCACAAATAGACCAAGGAAAGCGAAGCACACCGCCTGAGTGCCTTCGCTCAATGGCTGCGAGAGCAAGCCGAATTCGTTGGCACTCAGCATCATGATGGCCCACGTAGCACCGCCCGGGCGAATAACGGCATTCCAAGCATCAACCCACGCCACACCTACGCTTCGCCCGGTGGACTTGACGGCCTCTAGCCAGCCCTCGGCCTCAATAGCATCTACAGCCGCCTCCGCTTGCGCCTGAACTACCTTGACGCCAAGCTCGGCCTGTAGCCTGATGGCTTCCTGTTGCCGCGCATGTTGCGCCGCCTCTAGCTCCGCCTGTAGGCGCATTCGCTCAATTTCAAATTGGTGGTTTTGCTTTTCAGTCAGCCAAGTGGACACCTCGCCCCATATCATGCGAAAAGCAGAGCCACCTAAGAATGAGAAAATCGCAGAAAGCATTACACCCCCATTATTTGAAACTGAACATGTTCACGCACAGAATCCGCTGCCGCCCGGGTTAGCCAGCAAGCTACTCCCAAAGCCAAAGCGCAAACCAGCGCCACCACACATACCCACTTCATAAACGCAACTCCGTCCCGGTTCCTCTTACGTGGTCGTCAATATCTTTCGGAATAGCTATCCCGTGAGATATTAGCAGGCCGTGCATTTTTGAGAGCATCATATCCATCACCACCAAGCGCCGTTGCATTTGTATTAACAAGTCGTTTGCCTCTTTTAATGCCTCGGCCATGCGCGAATGCTCTTCTTGCATCCGCTTCATTTGCTCTTGTACCTGCTCGAATATGTCACTTTGCGCTGATATTGCCTTAATATCAACACCGGCTGCAATATATTGAGCAAGCCACTTCCTCAAGGCAATAGCCATGGCACCGCCGCCTAGTATCAGGCCGCCTGCGGCTTTAATCCAGTCCGGCACCTGATCTATCATTTATTGCTCCGTGTCGCTAGGGCTTGGCCAAGTGCCCATATTTCAAAAGCTGCGGGCACCGCGTAAAGAATTGCCAAACCGCTGGGAGCCTCGCGCAGAATCGTCCCGGATGCAAACACGCTAGACCATAGCGCCATGCCAACGATTGAAATAAAACACCGCCACCGGCCAAAATCGAAACTAAGGCTAGTTAAGAATCTTGCGAATGCGTACACAAAGAAAGCCGCGCCCCATGCCCACATAGGCATAACAAACTCAAGCGCAAGCAGGTACAAACTGACGTTGCCAAGGTGGTCAAGAACCACCCGCATAAAAGTCACGCCCGCAAAGAACGCAGCCCATGCGGCTACAAACTCAGTAGCGCGTAGGTCAGCCAGCAGCAAACTGATGACGCGCTGTTGTAGCTTCATTGCAGCACCTCCAGCGTCTTACAGATAGCCGCAAATTGCGCGGGGCCGAATATCTCTGGGCTACTCAAGCCCACCGCCGCCCCTACCGCCTGATTGCAAAAAAAGCGCCCGTCGACGCTCCACTGAATCGGGAAGGCGCTTGCAAAAGCCCCTCGCGTGTCATACCCAGACCCATCGTGTCGAGCAAACCAGTCCGCCGACCGAAGTGCGCAAAACTGTGGCACATTCATGATGATCCAGTTGCCGGCTGTCAGCCTCACGTTGCGCTTTACCCTTACGCCGCCGTCCCGTAATGACGAGCTGCCTATGTCCACCGTACCGTCAGGGTGCTCGACCAGAATCGCCTCGCAGTGCGTGACGTGTGCAAACTCTCCCTTTTGCACCAGCCGCGTAAGCGCCCAGCCAGCGCGCACCAGGGGCGTGTCTTTGTCGTGGTTGCCGATATAGTGGGCGATTTTCATAGTGCAGCCGCTGCAATAAACAGGTCATCTAGCTGAGCATCAGTCAAGCCCAAAGCGCCGCCCAGTTGAATCACGAATGCGCGATTGCGATGCACTTCGCCGCTGTATTCCCACTCAATCAACGCCGCGCTGCGCTGTGGCTCAGGCAATGAGTCAATCGCCGCATCAACTGAACTAAGTAGCCCAGCACCAAGCAAGGCAAGCCTAGCCTGTCGCATAGTCACGGACTGTGGAATTTGCGCGGCTCTTTGAGCGGCTTCGATTTCTTCAGGCGTTGCCTCGCGGTCGCCCTCAATCATGTCGCCGTAATATATGCCGCCGTGTGTTTCGCTTATATAGTAAATCATAGCCATGCCCTCGCTACCCAACGCCAGTTTGCCGCCGTAATACTAACCAATGCAGTCGTTGATTTATTTGTCACCCTGATTGTTCCTTGAGTTGATACTGTAATGTTTGTTGCATCAAAAGACAATGAAAGTGCATATATTCCTGATGCGTCAATAGATGCAAACAAAATCTCATCTCCAACCGCATAGCCGCCCTCGGCAACTGCACACTTAAGAGCCAAATTGACAATCGAAGGCCGCACACCTAAGCCGTGAGCAAGATTTAACACGGCATTAAATGTCACTGTTTGGTCTGCGCTTACATAGCGCGGCGCGAATCTTGGCCCGCTCGTTGCGTTGCCGCCAGCGCCCTGAACTAAGGACGGTTGCACAGTCCAGCTTCCTGCGGCGGGCTGTGTGCTGCGAAGCACTCCCAAAACCCTATAAGGCACAGCCGTACGGGCCGTGTTACTATAGATGACGTCGGCACTGTCAGCAGCTCCACCTCCGCCCTCTGCGACAGTATTAATAAGGTTTGTTTCAGATAGGTCAGGCCCACCTGCCATATTACGAACGGCCAGCTCAATCGTGCCAGCGTTATCAATAGCCAGCACTGCCAAATCAGCAGTCACGCCGTTGACTGTGCCTAGCGTAGAACCAAGGCTTATAGTAAGTGGAGCAGGCGTCCCATATCTGCGGTTTACAGTGCCACTATTTAGAGCAGAGCTGCGAAAATCAAGCTGAAGCGGATTATTTGCGCTAATAGTCAGCGTGCTAAAGCCGCCATTAATTGCGGCGTTAATTGGCTGGATTTGCGACTGGTACAAAGGGTCGTAGAATGTACTCACGCGCCAGTAAGAAAGCACCTCGACAGTGTTTGCAGCCGTGGCCCGGATGATGCAGCTATCGCCTGCCAGCCTGGAGATGTTTTGTCCGGTGTTAGTTACGATGTTCGCGTTGTTTGTGATCGTGCCAGAAGATGCAAAAGTTACAAAGTATGTTTGCCCAGCCGCGACGGTAAAGGCGTTGATCGTAGTTAGGCCCGTTATACGAATATGCCGGGTATTCGGCGCCAGCGTGGTAAGGTCAACTGTCGAGGCCGACGCTACGTCGATGCGAGTGGTGTTTAGGAGGTCTCTTGCCACCGCATCCCACGCAGTGCCGTTATAGCCTTCCCATGCGCTTAAACTGGAGTTGTAGCGAAGGTATCCAGCGGCGGGCGATGCGTCACGCTGTGCCGTAGTGCCTACAGGGACAATCGCGGAGCCGGTTGCCGATGTGCGTGACACCTGCGTCGTGGTTGATCCAACAATTGGATTGCTGAAGGTTTTATTGCCCCCGATAGTTTGATCGCCGGTAGTCAGCACCGAGCCATTTTGCGCGAGCGACTTTACCGCGGCACCGGTTGCGCTTTTATCTGTAGTGCCCTGCCGAACTAAAAGCAGGTCAGTATCGGTCAGTGATGCGGCCGGTGCGAGCTGCCCTAGATTTACCTTCGGTGCTGCCAGCTTTGATGTGATCGTGGCCTCGTTATTCGCCAGCGATAGCAGCGCCGCTTGTTTGTTTACAAGCTCAATAACCTGCGCTTCTTGTGTGGGGGTTAATGCCATTTATAGTTCTCCAAATTGCCTAGAGTATCCAACAATCTTTACGTTTGAGCCACCGATAACGGGTTGATTCCCGCCCGATGTTCCTGTTCCTAGTGTAAGCGTAGCACTTGAAACTACTTTCAAGCTAGGCGCGCTGCCTGCTGATTTATAGCCTATAGCAACCAAAAATTTATTAGGGTCAGCAATGTCAAAAGCCTCAAGTCTGATCATTGCGTCGTTAATCGGGAATAGTCCAACGCCCGCCGCATCGGTAACTATATCCCGGTTAATGTGCCGGAAAATCTTGTTGAATAGCCAGTTAAGCCACTGAGCCGGGAGCGGCTGCCCCCTATTTGTGGAAGTGGCAGGGACAAAGCCGGTAGATATTACAGAATCAGGCGGCTGCCCGATGTTTAACTGGCCGTCAGAATATGATATTACACTATCAGAAAAATTCATTGAAATACGCCCGTTAAATGATGGCCAGAGTCTAGCAAAATATCATGATTCGGCGAGTTAACAACTAAGATTGACCCGTCCGACAACTCAATCAATGAATCATTGGCACTAATATCGGCCGGGACTAGGCCACCAAGCGTAGCGCCGTTTACTGTGTTTTGACCAGTGCTTAATTGTAAGTCCGAACCATCAGCGGTCAAATACTGATCATTGACAAATAGCTCAGACGGCAAGCCTTCACGCCCGAATCTAAACGGCTTTTCAGTGTAAGACACCATCACTGGGATGGTGCTGATAGCAGCCGGGGCTATGTCTTGAATCTGCGCTTGTATGTCTTTAGGTGGATTAGGTCCATCAGAAAACACCAATACCGTCGCCGGATAAACCTCCAGATACTGCCGATCATCACCGCCAATAAGGTAGCTAATGGCTTCTTGAATATCTGCGGGCGTGCCTGTGGAAACGTTGACAAATACCCTAAACTTTATCGCGGCGCGGTATTCATCATCGCCGCGGCCTTTGCGTGTCTCACCTACGATAGAGCCGCATCCGTCTAGCTGCGCGCCAATGGCAGTGTCAATCCATCGTTGAGTTTTCAGTGCATCAAGATCAGCAAGAACATCATCAAGCGGGCCAACAATGGCTTCCATCATAGCCTTTAATTTAGGCTTATCTTGAAATTGCCCGGCCAGTCTGCTGATGGCCTCTTGAGTCAAACTCATACGACAGTAATCCGCGAAATATCAAACTCGGCAATTCCTGCACGTGGAATTGCTATGTTGTTTGTTGAGTATGAAGGCGTGTCGCCCGGGCTTGCAGTTACTGCAATTTCAACAGTGATTCTGCCGATTCCAGTGGTTGCACTGTATATAGGCCCGTAAAATCTTTGAGCAATAATATCTTCGCCGACTGCAATTGTTTTCCCATAGGCCAGCACCGCATCTTTTATTGCCGCTTCAGTAGTTGCCGGGAAAGTCTCTTCAGGGTATAGCAGGTCAATGGAAACCCTCACCCACGCATATTGAGTCACCGGCCTAGAAAACTTTACAGTCTGCACGTCGCCGTTTTCATCAGTGACAGTGCCAACAACTAGTCCGTAAGTTTCAATCCCTGCCGGTTTCAGCTCGAATATCTTTTCGCGTACCGCTTGGTCAGCGCCGCCAACAATGACGCACTCTATCGAGTGTGGCGGCATATTGTCAACGATGTTTTGAGTCCGGTTTTCATAAACGAATGCCGATGTAATCTCCGGCACTTCAGATATGAGCCGCGCCTTGATAGCCTTGACCGTGGCACTGCCTGATGCGCGCACGCCAGTCGCATGACGTGCCCTTAAGTCTGCGTCACTTTCAACATCACGGCCAATCGTACCTGCTGCCAAATTTGAGATAGAGTCCCAGCCAGCAACTGGAGTATCAATAGTGGTCAAACTGCCAGCAGGGCAAGCAATAGCGCCAAGCTCCACGGACGTAAACGTGATCGGGCTTGATAGCTTAGTTATCGTCAGCGTCGCATCAACTGTCAGCGTAAAACTACTGGCAAGGTCTTTTGAATATAGCCGGATTTTTGAATCAGTTGGAATTGCTGAGAATTTGTCAGCGTTAAACCCGGCGGCTAAACCGGCAGCAATTTCAGCAGCCGTTGCCGTTGCGTCGCTTATGTATGAAACCAGCACTCCGCCTGCAATAATTTGATAGGCGGTTGAATTTAGAACGGTAGCTACTTCAATTTCAACGTCAAGCGCGTTAGCCCTACTGATAACAACATCAGCGCCTGATGCAAATTGATTGGTGCCTGATCTAGCCAGTGCCCCGGCCTGTATAAACGTGCCCTCGGTGCCGTATGCGGCAGCTACGGCAGTCGTAGCCGTAGCCCCTAGACGCTCAAGCCCCACAAAAGATACCGCGCCGTCAAGTGACACACCTTCGGCGCTGGCCGGGTACATTGAGTCATAAATATCTTGTAGGCTTTCCTGAATATCATCAAGTGCCGCTGAAAATATGCCAATAACCTGCCCTGTAACTGAATCAGGCAAAGTATTGACAGGGCCAAGTGCGTCAATAAACCGCTGATCGTAAAGCGCCTTTATTTCTGCCAGCCGAAGCCGCGAGAATCCTGTTGTATTAAGCGGCATATGTCACCAGTCCGTAAGGCGTAGTCACGTCAAAATCAACAGATAATGAGCGTGATGCACGGTTGAAATTGTACTCAAAGCGGGTTATTGTTTGAACACCGTCAACCTCAAGAATCGACTTTTTGAGCGCAGCCACCGCACCGCCTAGGCTCAATTGCTTGCCCAGAATGTCGCTCAAATATGGCGTTCCAAATTCGGTATCCAGAAACCACTCACCTGCCCACAATCTAAGCTTTATTTGTAGATGTTGACGGACGCGCTCGGCGCCGTCAATCATCACTAGATCATTGTTGACGATGGCTAAGTCTCCAGAATCATCGAGGGCAAAATCTATCATGCCGGGCCACCAGTCTGCGAAGCCCCAGCTTGCACCCCGCCGTGTGTATGTGAAGCAAAAGCTATGCCTGCAATAGTTGCCCCTGATAGGGTACTTTGCCCGGCCTGTAGCGTACTTTGCAGTGTAGTAGCTCCAGAATTCGTAAGCGTTCCTGTATTGCTTAGGCTAGGCGATGTAATGGTAACTCCACCTGGCGCATTTATATCAAGCCCACCGGCCTGCGTGATTTTGATATAAGCGCCGCCGAAAAACATCATCATTGAAGCATTATCAGAACTCTCGCCGGTAGCGATTCCTAGGTCGCACGGTATCACGTACGCATCAGACATATCAAAGCGGCGCGGATCATCAGTGCCATCAACCGCCTGTTGAGCAATGACGATCAGGCACTTATCACCGGGATTTATAGGCCCCTTCACCCCAGCCGTGCCACCGGCAAAGCTAGGCCAGCACACCCGCGCATTCTGGATTATCGGGAAGTCCAGCACGTCGCCATCGGGGAACTGTTTTTTAGGCGTTGGCTTGACGCTAGCCCGCCCGCCTGAATAGCTGATGATTGTGCCCGGCATGGATGTATTGATCTCGTACAACCGAGAATCAACCATTTTCCGTAGCGCGTCCACAATATCAAGTTGGTCAGCCATTGTGCTATTTTATCAGGCGCGCAAAATAAGGCAAACCGCTAGACGTACCGTAGTATCAGCTCAGACTGCCACGCCTGCCCATGGGTGTCCCCGCTATGCGTCACGCTTTCAACCCTGAAAAACTCGCCATTAATAGATTTTGTGACTAGTTTTACATATCCGCCAGGTTGTATCGCAGGTTGCAATAGCGTCATCACTTTATACCCCTGCACCTCTAGGCGTTTGCCCTTTTCTCCAGATAGCTCATTATTTGTCGCGAACGTCTCACGCACTCCGCGTTGGGAAGTAGTAACCCCTTTTTTTGCCGCCGCTTTTTCGCTCATGGTCTTGCTTTCAGGCTCAGGCGACTCAATCATCCCGGTGTCCGAGCTGATGACAAAAGCCTGCATCTCGACTGCCTTGCCCTTTTTGAGTATTTGAATCTCACGGTTTTGAATTGACCACTCCAGCCCTAAATACTCACACGCTTTTGTCATGGCTTCGCGTGATCTACCAACAAAAGCAAAGCCCTCGGGGTATTTTTTTGACGCCATATCGGACGGCAACGGGCGCACCGGCAGGCCAAAACTAGCAGCGATGTTAGAAAGCACAGATTGAGCACTTACCCCCGGCGCATAGCTAAAGGATGTTTTGACGTCGCGGTACTCTAGCCCACCGTCAGACATTTCCAGCGCCGTGATCCAGTCCGGGCCGCTTCGCTTTGTGATCGAGCGGATTACTGTCCCGGTGAAAATAGTCACTTCGCCTACGTCTTGTTTATAGCCCGCCTTGAGTATCAAAACATTGTTGACGGTTTCCACCAGTGCCCTGCTATCTGGCGCAAGGTTGTATATCTCGCATGTGCATTTATTCGGGTTTTCCCCCGTGCCCTTCTCGATACTGAAAGCAAAACGCAGATCGCGAATCTCTATGGCCTTGCCGTCAGGCTTGCCTATTACAAGTGATGCAACGCGGTCAAATAGTGCCATTTAAACATCCCAGACACTCAAGCCGTCGTCCCAGATAGTAAGCCCATCATCCCAGATTGACCCTGATGTAATGTCTATACTCTGCACTGACGATAGGCTAACCTGCGCAACATCAGGCACAAAATAAACTAGAACGTAATCATTGAAAGCATCAAAGCCCGGGCGCGTTGCCCTTGCTTTTTTGTCAACAAAATAAATCTCGCCGCCCGGCAGTCTAGTATCTTTGTACCTGCCTATGAGCGGTGAGTCTTTTACCATCTTTATGTTTTCAAGAATCACCGGGCCGTCACGCTCAAAAATAGACAGTCCCCAGTATCCTGCCCGCTCATTCCACAAAATGCGAAGCGTGTACGGGTTATCAGATAGCACTACGTCTATCAGTTGATCGGCAGCATCAGGTATTGGCCGGATGGCTTCAAATATCACTATTTGCCCCTTAGTGATTGCAAAATAGACTGCTGCGAGTTTGATGCCGGGGCTGGATACTTTGCAAGTAGTTTGTCGTTCTCAGACTTGCCTGCGGCTTTTTGTGGTTCGGTTTTCTTGGCAACCGCGTCACTACTTTTTGCCGTTTTCTTTTGACTGATTCCAGGCGGCAGCGATACAAGCTGGGTGCTAACCAACCTAATATGCACCAGCTCCATGGTGAACTCGACAGCCTCACCAATTCCAGCGGTGCGCGGGATATTGACTGACGCGATCACCATATCCGAATAAATGGCGTGCTTGGTGTAAGCCGTCACTGTCTCGCGCTTTTTAATCAGCTCGTATATGGCCTCAAAAGCGGTCTGGATGCGCGGGGCTTGTGTCTCACCGCCAAAGTATTGACCAGCCAGCGGCCCATGAAGAGGCGAGTTTGTAATAAGCCCAGTGATGCGAAGCCGGTCAGGCTTTTCGATTACGTGGTCAGATACTGGCGCACCAGTCTCAACAGGGTTTGACGTTACCTCAGCCGCCCATTCATGCTGCTCTTCAATAGTCGCGTCAAGGTCTATCGACTGAATGCCGGTCAGCTTCGTGGCTTCGCGTGAGTAGTACAGTCCGATCATGGCGCAACGATAGCGAGGTTCCTGCTCAAGTCTGCCAGCGGGTCAGTTTTGAAAGCCGTAGCCGCCGCAGTTTGCAGGAATTTTTGCTGCGACTCTGGCGTCCCGGGCGGTACGGTCAGGTTTACAGTCTGGTTACTTGTAACCACGTTCCCAGCCTTGCCCGCCGTTGCCACTGATGCTGGGGCTACTGATGGCACATTAAACCCGAGCATGCCTCCAATAGCGCCGCCGATGCCCTTTATTTTCTCAGCCGCAAAATTGACCAGCTTCATAATCCAGCCAACGGGCACGTCCCAGAATATGAACTTAAACACCGTACCGACGCCCATGATGATGCCAGCAATAGCAAGCATTGCGCCATCAATAACACCAACCACAAGCGCGTTCATGGTTTTGAATATGCCAACAACGCCGTCAACAATTCCAATTAACCCAGAAACCACCATCGCTGGGTTAACCGTAAACGCGCCCCAAATTAGTTTTGCAATTCCTGACACAAAATCCCAAAGCCCATTAAATGCTGTTTTAACAAAGTTAATGAAGCCTTGAATAATGGGCAAAATCGTTTTACTAGCTGTTTCCCAGCTACCGAAAAATTCACCAATAGTCGATTCTCCGCCGTCCATCCACGTGAGAATGTCGTCAATCACAAGCCCTATGCCTATCAGTGCTCCGATTACAAGCGCAGCAGGCGACAGGATGGCCCCCAATATCGTAATCAGCCCACCCAAAGCCACTGGGCCAAGCAGTGCGGCAGCAGCTATGCCCAATAGCTTTAGTGCGTTCTTAAGCCCGCCGACTGAATTTATGACGTAATCAAAGCCTACAGATATTTTGTCGAAGGCTTTGAGGATTAGGTTTGCAATATCAGTGACCGCTTGAGATTCACGGTTCATGCCAGCGATCATTGTCTTGAATTTATTACCGACAATCGTAGTAGCAGCGCCAATAGTCATTGGCATCTGCCTGAACTTTTCCTCAAAAGCGCTGGACATTTTGAGGGTGGCCTCAATCACCTGCTTTGTGGTTATTTTCCCCTCGCTGGCCAGCTTCTTCATTTCCCCACGCGGCACATTTAAAGCCTCTGCCAGCGCGTCCAAATACTGCGGCGCGGCTTCAGCCATGGCCCGGAACTCTTCGCCCTGCAGCGTTCCAGAACCAAGCGCCTGTGAAAATTGAAGCATCACCGACTGAGCTTCTTGCGTCGTTGCGCCGCCCACCACCAGCGCTTGGCTGATCGTGTTGGAAACCTTCACCAAGTCTTTTTGATCCTTTATGAAGTCCTTGGCCGCGTGACCGATGCGCGTGTATAGCGTCCCATAAGCCTCGATGCTTTGCCGGTTTGCCGACGCATTACGTGCCACCTCGTTAAACGCGTCACCTACATTGCCGATAGTCTGCGGGAGCATCCCGATACGGGCCTCCAGTGACTGCATGGAGTCCGCGACATTAGCCAAGGCGCGAAGCGATGCAAAAGCGGCAATGCCTGAAAGCAAGCCGCTAATTCTGTTGATGCTACTCTCAACCCGCGATTGTGCGGAAGTGTCAACATTGAAACCGAATTTTGTAATCAGCTCGCGTACTATCATCGCTTCGCCTTCTCCATTGCCTCGGCCTCGTAGGCTTCTTGTATATCAAGCAGGGCGTTCAGCTTGAATAAATCCTCAACCGAACAAACCCCGCTTTTTACTTCGCTTAGAGTTGTTTTACCGGCCATGATTGGCCGCCATATCCATAACTCAGATTTTAGGTCTTCGCGGATTATCCCGGGAGGGCCGTCGTCTCTTCCACTGGCGCTTCTGTGCGGCTTCCAAAAAGGAGCGCCAGTTTGGGAAAAAAAACCGCGAAATTTTCCTTGAGTATCAAAAACACTACCGTGAAAAAGTCTAACATCTCATGGCCCTCAAAAGCCATAACCAACGTCAGCTTATCCTTAATGAATGTTTTCTTTTCTACGCTGTATAGCTTGCTGTCCAGCATGAGCGGGAAAATAACATCATCGAGAATTTTTTCATCGACAATGCCTGCAAATACTTGAGCCGCCTCTGTCAGGTCAGCATCTAGGATGCTTTTGCCTGCCTCAATGCCAGATTTTTGCAGTGCTGCAGTGATCGGGATAATGTACTTTTGCAGCTTGGTAAGAGTAACAGTCCGCTTGAAAACATCCAGCGGGATAAATGTGTACTCTTTGTTGCCTACGATCAGCGTCTCAGCCTTCATTAAACACCCCCGAGGGACATTTTAAGATCGGCGCAGTCAAATATAAATTTTCTGTCTCCGACTTCTTTACTGAACACCATCTCGGGCGGTGTTTTAAGCCAGCTTTGCGTCGAGGCTACCAGCTCGGCATTAGTGCCGGGAGATAACACGCTGATAGGGATAAGAATATCGCCGTCAAACAGAAAGTTATCAAGCGCCACTAGTGCTGCAATTTCGTTTACCGCTGGAGAGCTTTGCAGCAAAGTAATTTCAATAGTGCCGGACTTGTTTGCATTACGCGAGCGAGCTACGTGCCCATCAGCGCCGACGCGCTTCATGTATAGATCTTCGTCACGTTTTGCCGTAATGAAGTCGCCATCAATAAATCCGGACACAATCACGCCGCCGACAATAACGGTCAGCTTCGTTGGGTCATATGTGGAAACTTGTGCCATTTTCGTATTCCTTAATTAAGTTCGTAACCCACAGAGCCGCTCACGTTTACGACGTGAATTGCGCCTGCCAGCCTTGCCTGAAACTCCAGCGTCAATACCCTAGAGGCTTTCACCAGCGGGTCAATCTCAGCACTTATAGGCGCTGTAATAACAAACCCGGGGATTGTGTTGCCGTCAGCGTCAATTTCATCAGGCGCGATAACCCCGGCATTAACGGCCTGCTGGAGTGACTTTCTAAGATTCGCAACGCACAGTTGAATTCCTGCATCGGTATATGGAACCTTTGCCCTGTTGATGATCATCTGCACAAGGTTGGTTTGGATGATGTCTTTAAGCCAGTCGCGGCCTCGTATAACGTCAATCCACTCACCTGCGGCAGTTTTGCCGGGGCTTGTTAGTGCGATTGTGTGCTGGAAGTATTCAAAGGTGTTGCCGCCCTTGCCATGAACCGTATTACGCTCCGTGGCGCTTAGATTATCAGGCGTAATCGCTGCCAGTCGCTTCAGTGCCCAAGTCTCCGAGCCTGGAGCTAGGGTAAAAACCTTGTTCATCCATGCACTGTCGCCGTATTGCGTTGCGGCATTCGCAGAGTAGCACGCAAAAGTGCGAAAGTATTGGGTATTTTTTAACGTGCTGATAACGTCAGTTGAGTCGCCCTGCGTAAGAATCGCGGCCTCACTAGAGGCCAGGCCGAAAATCTTTTCTTGAGTCTCAGTCCACGCTGCAAAATCAAGCTGCACCTGTTTTGTGCGGTCACTTGAAATGAGGCCATACCACGCATTGTCAGCCTGTTTAATCGCGGCCATATCGACTGCGACAGTATCTTGAGCAACAATCGCGCCCCAGCTCAAATTTGAGCCAAGCTTCACCGATTGCAGGTTCGACTGGCCAATCCAAGCCAAGCGCAGCTCGTTACCAACTACCGTAGCGGTCATGGTTTCGTTGGTGTCGCTAGTGATAGCCAAAGCCAAGCCGGTGGCAATCTCAGCAGCCGTTGCCGTTGCGTCGCTGGTGAAAGTATAAACTTCCGGGGAAGTGCCCGACACCGTGATCGTGTAAACCGTGTTATTGACGGCATTGATGATGATGTTGGCAGTGGCAACGGCACGGCGTCCGACTTTTACGAATCGCGGGTGCGGTGTCTGCGAGAAACCGTCACGCACGGCGGCGAGAATATCAGAAGGCAGGCCATCAGCTACCGCGTCGTCATACTTGGTATATGCGCGCACGCGCTCGGTGAAACTCATATGCGGGCCGACGATCAGCGAGGTGCCGAAGTCAGCGCGGGAAACCGCCGCAGTATTTAGCCCGATCTGGACTGAAACAATATCGTCAAGCGTTGCCATTAGTGGCCTCCATAAAATGATGGTTGGATTTTAGATTTTTTTGCCGAACGTGTAAACATTACACAATGACATCGTAAATTTGATTTAGTGCGGTGTTTTCAGGGCCAAGCTCGCCATTAATGGCAACTGTCTCAATCAAGCCCACGTCATCCACTTGGTCAGATACCCAGCGAATTGATAGCTCCACACTAGCACGCGGCTCGGTTGCCAAGTCGTTTAAAAGTAACGCAACGTCAGTCACTGTTGACACGTCAAAAACAGTTATTTCGTGCGTGCTCAGTTTGTCAAGGTTAGTCTGAAAATACAATTTGCCTGAAAATTCCTCAAGCGCGGCCACGCTATCAGGGCCGAACCGTTGCACCTGTAATGTGCCTTCACGAACTGATAAAACGGTTTGCAGGCCGTTGTTATCAGGGTCTTGATAGTAAGGTGTGCCCACCCTTGGTGCAGTGCTCAGGCGTAGCGTAGCGTATGGCAGCGCAGGCCGCGGGGCATTCTGGTCAGCCCATATCACAGTGCCGCCTAGAATCGGCTGCAATACCGTCCAAAGCCTTGTTTTAAGCGTGGCGATGTTCATGCAACGCGAGCTAGTTGATACCGTGCGGATATTAGATTATTTGCCCCGCCGTTAGGGAATGGGACTCCCGCAGTAGTTTGAAACGTCAGCGCGCCTACGTTATCAGTATGCAAATAAATTATGAGCTTTGTCCCGGCGGCCCAGTAGTTTGTTGTCTTTATTGAAGTAAGAATCGCATCGCCATTAGTAAACCGAAACTGACGACCGGCAGTAGTAAACGGCGTGATCGTAATGTTATCAGCGCCTAGCAAAGCAGCTTTGTAGAATAGTTTTGCAACACCAGTTGCAACGCAATTAAACATGAACTGAAAGCTGTACACCCCGCTATTCGTCATAATAATAGCGCCGGTCACCGGGTCGTATTCAATGCCGCCGACTTTAGATGATGCAACGATAGGGCTTGGCAAAATAAATTGAGTTGATGCCTGCACGTTGTTTTGCAAAGAGATTGACGGGATTGTTTCACTCGCACGCACGTCCGTGTATTCAATCGCACCTGTTTGGAATGATTGAAGCGCCTCAATCTCAGCCTTGATTGTTGCAAAGTTTTCCCGAACCGCCGCCGTAGTTGGCCTGCCAAGTGGCGGAACATTTATATCAACGTTTGAAGCCATATTATCCCCTGTTAAGCGTGCCAGCTGCCCATGCGTTCACGTCAATCACTGCCATGCGTTTTGCTGCGATTATTTTATAGTGTGGCAAAACATCCATCTGCCTAACGTCGATTGACACCACCTCATACGCATAGCCGCGCCATACGATTAAATCAGGCTGCTGGTTTGTGCCAGTATCCGCCTGCTTTAGCTCGACGTCTGTGTACGCCTTGATCATGTCATCAATGCGCCTTCCTTCAGGTGCCGTAACCATATCCTTGCCAGACATAGGCTGCACGCTTGCCTGTATCGTAATGACTGACCTAGTGCCCGGCGTGAAAATTCCCTGAACGTATGAGCCTGCCGATTCTGTCAGCACTTGGACTGATTTTCTGAAGCTCATTTTTTCATTATATGTTTGATACTGTTCACGTATGCACCAGTATCAACCAAGGTTTTTGTGCTGCCTTTTTTGCGCTTAATCGTAGCCGGTGAAAGCCTCGGCAAAAAGTCACGCCCGGTTATGGTTGTTTTAATATCCTGTTCGGCACTTAGTCCTAATTGAGTTGCCATTCTAGCGAATGTCTCTTGCCCCATCCGTTTTGCAGCCCGCTCCATAAGTGAAACGTATTTTGTTTTGTTTTCATCAAAAGCCGTACCTATAGCCGGTCGCTGCGGTATATGCTCAGTCCCGTACTCATTAGCCGCCGCGTATTCTGCGATGCTATACCCTTCAGCGTTTTTTTCTCCACCTAATACGCCAACATCAACCTGCACTCTATGCGCGTTTTTGAACTCCCGCATAATGGCTTTCATGCCTAGGTCTTTGTCTTTGACGTATTTGGATGTCATAGCGCCGGTATAGAGTCCGCCATTCTTGTGATGCTTGCACTGTACTGATTTACACCGGCCGCCAGCGTTAAATCACGCAACTGCTGGGCGTATATGTCAAGCCCGTCATTCTTGCTTGACGCGGCCCCGTAGCTGCGCTCTAAATCGCCCTCACGTTCACGTATCAGCTCACCGCCGCTAGATTGCCCTGATGCACTATTCTTGCGCGCCAGCATAAGGCTGGCGGCCTTGAGTGCAATAGCAATATCAGCCGATTCGGCTGGGTAAAGTGCGACATTAACAAAGCTAGGCGAAAGCGCCAGAAACTCGTTTACCGTCGCATCAGACTCAGCCGCGAACTCTGGCGCAAGCGTTCTAAATACGGTCAATGCCGTCATTCAGCGTCCCGACGAAGCTGGTCAGCACGCAGGAAAGCCAGCAGACTTAGCATCACTTGCTGCGAAGTAACAGACTGGCCCGGGATGGCTTCACCCGTAGCGGGGTTTACAAGCGGCACTGGCTCAACGATTTTTGCTAGATCAAGGTTATACCGCGAGGCGAGCGTGTCTAAGTGCTGCACGTTATTATTGCCATCGACTACGGCCATTTGCTCATAATAATCCACTCTCGGAGTGCCGGTTTTGTCGTAATCAATCTCAATCCGCACAATGCGCGGGTACGGCTTGTGGTTGCGCGTGTCGTAGTTTCTAGTCGTCATGGTTATATTTCCTTGTTACGGTGCTTGGAAGCCTTGCAGGTTTGCGTACACTTGCGCCCCAGTGGTTACGCAAGCGATATTCAAAGCGGTCGCCGCTGTTCCCTTTAATGGGGATGGGAAGGCGACGTGAAAGTTTGGTGTGTTTGCTGGAAGTTGGCAGCGCCACAAAACAGTAGATGCGCCATCCTTAATTACAAATTCAGTCGCAGTGGCGTTTGCGTTTGACAAACTTATTCCGGTCACGTAGTTTCTAATCCCCGCCGCACCAGCGGCTCGCGCAACAACATCAGCGGTATTTGTAATGCCGCCAGCCGCCGCCGCATAAGCCCAGTCAAGCTCAGGGATTGAATACGGCTTTGCAATTTGCGCGCCAACAGTCGTGGTAATAAGGTCAGCAACGTCACCTGAAGCGACTGCTGCGTAATTTGAAGTTACCGCACGGCCAGCAACCCTAACTGGGCTGCCTGATATTGGTGAATCATGGGCCGTTTGACCGTTTTGTATCGCCGCCGTTGTAACGGTTGTAGAAACAGTAACCGGGATTGGAGCATCATTATTAGATGCCCTGTTTATCAGCTCTACTCTTTCACGCTCGTATTGAAACACCCGCGCAAAACTAATTCTAATGTCGGTGCGTTTTATAACTGCGCCGCCACAGTTGGTTGATGCAAAGTCGGAAGGCATGGCTACGCCGTCAATTCGCTCCAGCTCAAGCGTGGTTGAGTTGTTATTACGCACTCGGTATGCGCCATCTACACCAAGCGTAGCACCGTCTGTATTATTTCGCAGTCCAACAACGTTTACATAATCTCCGATCAGATAGGTAGCGCCCCAGCTTGTGTTGCCAACCAAAGTAAGCACGCCGCTGGACAATGTAGCCGTTGAGCACGCAACGTTTGCAGCGCCGTTAGATGTAATAACAACGCCGCCATTGCAGCGGGAAATAAAACCCCCGTAGCTTGTCGCAGTGACGGCTGGCCCCCATACCAAAGTAATTGACGTCGCATTTACAACCCCGCCAACTGCGGTTGCTGTCGTGATATTAGGGAAGTTGGTTTGGTCTCGCGTACCGAATATGGTTATTTGATCAGCAGTTGTAAGACCATGCGGGCGGTCAAATACGATTGTCGCTGTTGTTGTGCCTGTTTTCGTTGCGCTAATAATTTGTGCTGTTGGAGTAGTAAATGATTTATTGTTTACTGCCCTGATCCGCAGCTTATACAGCTTATCTGGCCCCGGAACTACTTGTGACCTAATATACCTTAATGATGGGTTTGCAGCCTGATCAATCGGCGAGTCATAAACAGTGACTCGGTCTTGCACAATGTTCAGCCGGTATTCAGAGGTAGGGGTAAATGCGTATGTGTATGGCGCGTTGATTGCCTGCACAGAACTTGTCGAAGCGCTGCCGATCGAGTGGTTACCTGTTGCCGTTCCACTTACTATAGCATCGCCTGATGACCGCCGAATGTAGCACGACATGTTTGTTATTTGCGTGTTGTTGAATATCATCGACACGCCATCTTGCGCATACCCGAGTAGGCTGCGAAAGAAAACAAAACCTTCAGTAAACGGCCCGGCGTTTACGGATTGAAGGTTGCCACCAGGCCCAGCCGTAACAGTAAACTGATTCGGAGAAGGAATAGTCGCTACAGTAATTGATGGATAGTTTAATTGGCTGTTGCTTACTCCATAAATTCCAATACTCATGCCCGGAGTGAGGCCGTGAGGCACTGCCGTGTTGACCGTAAGCGTACTACCAGATTGACTAATGCTGCTAATTGCAATGTCTGAAGGGGCCGCTATTTGATCATCACTTACAACCTCGACCGAAAACTCTTGCCCTAACGTTCTTTGCGAAATACTAAGTCCAATTGACGCATCAACCGGGATATTAAAGCGGCTGATTGTTTCTATTGCCGAACTGGTGCCAGTTGACAGCGGGTCTTTTGAAATTACAAGATAGCTAGCGCCGTTTGCGTTACCGTCAACTCGGATAATGTCGCCGCTTGCTTTTGTTTCAGCCCACACGCCACCGGTATTAGGGGCATAATTTTCAAAGGCCTCGTGCAGCTTTGTCGCAATGTTTTCCGATGGCGAAATAGCATCGCCACTATCTGGGTCAACAATATAAACGCCGTCGACGTCGCCTTTAAGCGTTTTTATTTGCGACATTATTCTTCACCCTTATCTTTAGCGGGCCTGCCGGGCTTTTTCTTTTCCTCAGCTTCAACAACCTCAGCAAAATCGACTCCGATGTGCATTTTGATACTGGCGAGCGTCACTTCATCAGCAACCTCAAATTCTTGCAGCGGCGCAATAATTTTGCCGTTGACGCCATAAGCGCGGGCAGATACGTTTTTGAGCTTCATTCTGTAACCTTTTGTTGATATTCAAGAAGGGGGCCGAAGCCCCCCATTTATTAGATTGAGTCGCCAATTGCAAAGGCAAGCGGATACTCAACAATAACGCCACCGAACCGAGACTCACAGGGTATCTCAAACTCAAGTCCCTTTTGCTGTGGCGCGTATTGACGGAATACCATCGGGATTTCCAATTGCATATTGTCAATGCTGAACTCGCCAGCAACCAGCTTATCAAGGCCACCCACGCCATCCAATTCCAAAGCGGCACGGAAAGTGACGCCCGGATTGTTAGCTTGCAAGAAGGCCAAAATAGTGGTGTCAGTGGTCGAGCTGCGCGGCTGCGAGCTAATTTGCGCAAATTGCTCAAGCGGCATAAGCACAGTATTCGGGCGGTGGACGCCTTTAGACTGTGTTAGCGCTTGATTAATGATGCCGTTCACATCACGGATGATTTGATCGGCAGTCTTGTTTACCCACAGTTTACTTGATCCAATGCCGTCAGCGGTCACTGTATATACCGGGATGTTGGTATTGCTCAGGAAGCCAGGCAAGCCGGTCACCGTATCACCGAACCACGCGAGGCGGTTCATCAGTTCTTCATGCGCACGCATAGCTGATCGCATTTTGCGCTCAGAAAGCGGCATGCCGGTCATCATTGCGCTGCGAATTTCCTGCATGTTGTAGCCGTAGCTGATACCGATGCCGCGCACTGGCGAGGTGAATTCCTTACCAGTCACGTCAGCGCGGGGCAAGTCGTTCGCGTAATTTGCGATGATCTTGGCAGCGCCGACGCTGTCATATTGACGGTACGTAATAGTCGCCGCACCTTCGGGCGTGGAAGTGGACACGGGGAACACTTCCATCGCGCTCAGGCGGGCGCGTTTTACGTCGTAGGCTTGTGCCTTGATAGCCTCAAGCTGCCGCGCAAAAAACACGGTTTCATTCGCGTCCAAGCGGCCAGTTGCTTCAATGGCCCGCAGGTCTTGTGCGTCGTAGTTCATTATTTCACCTCCACAATAGCCAAGCCAGCGGCGCTGGTGGCAGTTACAAAACGGACAGCCAGTTGAGTGATGGCCTCAATGCCAGCACCAACCGCCTCATCGGTGAATTTGCCGGATGCAAGGTGCAGGTTGGCAACCGAACCGGCAACTACCGCATCGTTTGTTTCCACCCAAAGTCGGCCAGCTTTAAGCACGTTGACGGTTTCTTTGTCAGCGTACTGAACCAGCCCGCCAGTACCTTGCTCACGGGCTTGGCCACTGATGGCAAAACCCACGACAAGCGCGCCTTGACCGACAGCGGTGCTGGACTGCACAACTTGACGCTCGCGATTGGTGCCAAGGCGTACCGTGCGGCCAATATTAACCGCGCCTTCTGCACTATAACTGACAATATCATTGTCAGACAGATCGGCAAGCATGCCATTAAAGGCAATATCGCCATATTGAGAAACTGTAGTTTGAGACATTTTTTAGCCTTTCTTGCCTAGGGATTTTTTGTACTCTTCGTACTTTTGAGCGGCGGTCATAACTGGCGCGCCATTAGTATCTTGTACGGTCTTGCGTTGCGCTGCAATAGCCGCGTCAGCTTTCATGCTTACCGACATATCAAAAGCGGCCTGAACGTATTCGTCAGACTTGCCGGTTAGGTCAGCATCAGCACGCACAGACTTAATTACCGCTTCTTTTACTTCACGGTCAGTCTTGCCAGCGTGGTCAACCTTGAAGCCTTCGGCGGCTTTCTCAAGCTCGGCGCGGGCCTTTACTTGCGCATGGGCAAGCGTCAGCGCATCGGCCTTCACTTTATCCAGCTCAGCGGCAAAGCCATCAACTCGGGCTTTTAGAGTATCACGCTCGCCTGCCAGCTTTTCAGCTTCATTTTTAGCGGATTCAGCCTTGTTTTTAAAATCGGCAACGTCTGCGCGCAACTTATCGAGCGCGTGCGCTACCTCGGGAGCAGCATCATACTCGATGCCATTATCTAGCCGCACGCGGCTCAGTTTCTCAGACATTACGTCCTCCATGAAAGCAACCGCATCGAAGCGGTCAAGATTGAGCCGGGCATTGCCTGCACGGCCCTTCGGCACCAGCGCCAAGTGATTGACGCGGATGTTTCTTTGCACGGCGTCGTATTTCTCGCCGTTGTATTCGCCGGGTGTTTCGTCTAGATCGACAGAATAGCCAAGCGACAATTCTCTAATTCCGCCTTTTTCTGCCTTAGATATAGCATCGGCATCCTGAATAATAATATCCGCCCGTACGTCATTTCCGTCAGGCTTTCCAGCCCCTAGGATGGTGCCGATAGTCAGCTTTTTATAATTTGCCGCCGTAACTTTGCCGTTTGGGTGTTGGTCAGTGATCGGCTTGCCTGCCATGCTTGCTAGCGCATCAGCGTGGAAAACCTCTTCAGGCGGCCTGTATTCTTTGCGGACTGTGCCGTCAGCGTTCATGTATGTTTGAATGCCTACGCGGCCCACGATAGGCGTATCCACCAAATAACCTTCATCAGTTTTGGTAGCCTTGAACTTGGCAAAATCGAAACGATTAACGCTCATGCTTGGATTTTATGCCTTATTGTAATAAGGCGCAACATTTAGCAAATTCTATCCATGCGGCATACCGTGTCAAATTTATTCATCAGGCAGCAAAAGCTCAGCGCGGCACCTGCAATTGTGTATAATCAGGCTGTCACTCGTATACCATGAGTGCAAAGTCTGGAGATTATATACATGGGCGTACGTGTTTTCACTGTCGAACTTCTCGCTAACGCGAAGCGCATTTTTAATGAAGCCAACGGCGGTAAAAGTATTTCCGAAGTTGCCAATTTTCTCGGGTGCAATCCTACAAACCTCCGAAAGGCGCTCGGCATTGCTGGATACACAATCCCGCGATTCAGACAGCCGATACACAACCGAAAACAATTGCCTATTGATGAATTGGTTGCAAAATATGCTACTGGACAAAGCGAACTTGCTTTGTCCAAAGAATACCAATGCAGCCGGGATGTGATACGCCGCCGCCTTATCGAAGGCGGTGCAGATATTAGAAATGGCAGCCAGGCGAATCTCATCCGAATGGCTAGACTCACGGTTGATGAGCGAAAGCAGCTTACAAAATCCGCGAACAACGCAATCCGAGGAGTACCAGAGCCTAAAAGCAGAAAGCGCAAGCGGTCGATTAATACTGAACTCGGTATTGCTCAATATGTTATCGGCCACGGCGAAAAAGAGTTCTCCGAGAGGCTTAATGAACTCGGAATTCAACATGTCAGGCAAAAATCCGTCGATGTTTATAGTCTGGACTTCGCTATCAATGGCATCGCCGTTGAACTCAAAGCCGGGAAGTGTCTTCGAAGTGTCAAAGCCGACGTAGCTAGAAATAGAGTCAAAAATCTGGCCAATTTGAATTGGCGCTGCTTGTATATCGTTTTTGAAACCGTAGAAGCCCTCATTGCTAGTGCTGAACAAATAATCGCCCACATTGACGTTTTGAATGGGCTGCCATCCCCTGTTAGTCAATATCGGGTGATTAATTGTCGCTTCGATACTTTTGCCACTCTCCGTGATGAGCGTGGTTGCTTTTACTGTGTTAGTACGCCTCCACAGCTTAGAACAACCGTGCGCGACTTCGATGTTTGAGTGATAAGGTAGACAGCGTATCGGCGTCCCGGGGTGCCCTACTGCTGGCGGCTTATCCCAGCTAAACACTCGCCCCTCTAAATCTGCGTGCTCAGGCCGGACGCGGCTATCGTTTACTGTTCGCCAAATATACTCACGCACACCGATGGACTCGGCCCTGATTCTAGTTATTCTGGCATTCGCGCTCAATATCTGGTCTTGCGCAATAAGCGTAGCCCTGTTCTTTGTCACGTCGAATTGAGCTTGTATCTGGTCGCTTATTTGCTTGACAGAATTCCCGCCAAATACGCCGTTTTGAATAATCGTGGTCAATCTCTCGTGGTATTGAGTCCCTATTGACTTCACCAGCGACACATTCTGCTGCACCCACACGGCCTGCAAATCTTTAATCCACGGCTCGCCACGGTATAGGTCAACCGATAGCGGCGATGGTCTTGCACCGGCTATAGCTGGAGGCAATTCTTTTCCAGTTGCGGCCTTTACTGCAAGAATTAGCGCCCGGTCGTTATTCTTTGCCAGTAGCGTGAAAATTCCCGGTAATTTTGCCTCTACGATGCCGGTAGATAGTGCTATCGAGTCAAGGAAAGCCGCAAGGATAACGGCTATATCGTCGACGTAGCTATCGGCCTTAATCTCGCCTGACTTCACCAGTCCATGCAGCTTTGGCAATACTATCTTCTTTGTGCTTGCTGCCAACTGCCGAACGTACCATTGCAGCAGGCGTATATATTCCCGCTCGGCTTGGTCTGGCGGCTTTAGCTCGGCTGTCTTAGGCTTCTTCACCATTATCTTCGCCGGTTTCAATGGTCACGCTACCGTCCATCACATACTCGCCTTCCTGCATTAGAGTAGCCCTGCCCTCGCTAGGGTCTAGCACACCGGCTGCAATATATGCGGCCATTGTGTCTGCCTTGATTTTCTCGGCCTCAGCTTCCATCCGCTCAACTTCGGCCTCGTCTTTTTCGCTTGGCACGTATAACGGGTTGAATTTAATAAGGTAATCTTCAGGCAGGCCGTATGCTTTAACCAACAGCCCAACCACTTTATCCACCGGCGCGAGTAGCTTCGTTTTCTGCAATTGCTTAATCTGCGAGTGCCAGTTTTGCAGGTCGCCCTCGTTATTGCCGCCAAGCCCTTTAGATTGTTCACCCAGTAGCAAAGTCCGAGGCATGCCAGTCACTGCGCATAATGCAGTCGCGAATCGGTCGATTACGTCAGGCACCCCGGCAAGCGATGCGCTATTGATCGTGTATTCATCCTCCGAGTCAATCGCTACCGTGTTCAAGATATTGCGCGACATATCGAGGATGTTCAAGCGATTCATAATCGCCCGCTGCCCATCCGCTGCCATCATCTGCTGCGCCATGCCGCGCATTTTATTGACCGCCTGCTGTGATCGCTCCAGTAGCTTTTCGGCCCACTGATGCGATACCCCGTATCTTTGGAGCTGAACCCAGCATTTAGATAGTACCGATCCGCTCCAGCCGTCTTGCAGCTCACGTAGCCGCTCAGGGATATACTCACCGTGGATTACGATGCACCGTGATTCATGCACCGTGTAAGGTATGCCGCTCATAGGTGACACTAAATACCTCTCAGTCTGCCCGTATCTGCTATCCGCTGGGTCGCTGTATTTGACCATCCGCGATACTCTATGCCTGTCATATACCCGCATAAAGTCAACCCCGCGCACCCCGTTTTCGTTTAGCGGGTCCTCAAGTGCGCCGCCATCCTGCACGCCTAGCACGATCAAAGCGCCGCCGTACAGTGCCGATAGCTTCAGGGCCTCGCATAGGCGCTCCATGGCCTCAAGCTCTTCCATGCGCACCATCACGCGGTCGTATGCGTCGTCTTCTTCGCCCTCAATCTCAAACCCTGCGCGCACCATATCGCCAGCAGGCACGTCGATGATTCTGCGGGCAAAGCCATCACCCACATATAGATCAGCCAGCTCAGCCTCAGTGAAGATGCGCGCCGCCGCTGCCTGCGTGTACGCCCCGGGGTCACGCCTTGACCCTAATCCGCTTACAAGATTTAGGTACGCGCCGTCGTTATGAACTGCGTCTTTTCGGGGTCTGCCTACTGGCCTGCCGGTCGGTTTAGTCATGGCTTTATTGTAGAGTTTTCCCCTATTTTTTCAAAATAAATTAGAAAATTGAGACAATGCGCGAAAAGCGTGTTACAATTCAATCATCAACAACGCACTGGAGTGAAAATGACACAAAGATTTGCATATGAGTGGGAAGTTCCGGCAGACAGCTCTGCGATGCTTATGCGGCATGAAGAGGACAAAGCGATGCTTTCTAAAATACTGAATGAGACTCTAAAACGGCCACTTTCAAGCTGGATAAACCCAAAAGATAGAGAGTATTGGGTCAAAAAAGCCCAAACACTTCAGTGCAGAATTGATTCTTACGAGCAGTCAACCAAATAATCCAAGCCCTTCGGGGCTTTTCATCAACGCAACGGGGCAAAAAATGGCAGATTTCACATATACCGATCAAGGGCTGTTTTACACTTTCTCACCAGAATCAGCATCAGCCGTGAAAGTGTGGAATGAAATAGCGGCCCAGAATGGCGGGGATGTTAAGGTGCTACACAATCACGCGCCTCAGCTTATTGCTCAGCTCAAGTTTGCAGGGTACACGGTGCGCAAGGCAAAGCCGGTCAAAATAGATGATGACGCACTAGCTGAAGGGCTTGGCATTTAGCTCCAGATTGACCAGTCAACACTAGACGCCAGAATGTTAATGGCGTCGATCAGTGGGTCAATTTGGTCATCATGGGCGTGAGAATCGTCAGCCGTGAAGCTCTCACACTCTGCGATAAAGTCTGCGACCCATGGCGCATTATTAGGAAGCATCACCGCCCCGGCTTGTAGCTTTGGCTGCACTTCCATCAGGCGCGTGAGTTTGTCTTTCGTACGCTGCACCGGTATTACTGGCACGAATTGGCCAGTCTGTTGCAGTTGCTGGATAAGCCCCGTTCCGCTTGCCTTGTCCTCAATGTACATTGCCGATGCTTTGCCTTCAGTGCTTGCCCATATGTCGCGGGCCATTGATAGTAATCCAACTGCGTCAACTTTTCGCCGCCATAAATTGAGCATGTAGATTTTTCCATCATCACAAAGCAAGGCGTCAACAAATACAGTGAAGTCGTTGCGCTCGCCTGTTTTCATGGCTGTATCTGCAAAAATAGCCCGAGTTTTGTGCCGCTTCCAATCTGGCTGTTCATCAAAGCGCCCAAACCATGCGCCCTTGATAAGTCCGCCGCCCAGCGGGTTCGGCCTTTGTTGAAACTGCCCAGCCACCGCGTGACTGCCCATTATCTTTTTATCACGCTCTACCACTTCGCGGCTAAAGCGGGCAGGAAATAACAACTCACCCTCTTCGGTTCTAGGGTCAGTAAATCCTATGCTGGTCTTGCACTTCCTGCCGGGCTCATATTCCATCGGGAGCATTAGATGCACATAGCCAAAATCACCGCACAGTATTTCGCCGCTTACGTCATTTTCGGCCAGTCGCTGCATGATGATGATGATCGCGCTTTTGTCGGGGTTATTTAGGCGCGTTGGCAAAGTCTCCCTAAATATGCGGGTTGCTGCCTCTAGTGCAGCGTCCGAGTAGGCATCTTCAACACTATGGGGGTCGTCCCATATTACAGAGTCCCCGCGACGTCCAGTCATACTGGTCACGGCGCAACTCTGCCGCCATCCAGTGGCAGTATTCTGAAAAAATGTTTTTTCGTTTTGGTCGGTGGTCAGCACTATCGGCCAAAGCGCCTGATACCAGTCGCTTGATATTAGCCTGCGAGTATGTAGATTGTCTCTCGTGGCCAGCTTTGCCTCATGGCTTGCGCCGATTACGCGCTTTGATGATAGCCCCATCGGCCCCCACTCCCATGCAGGCCACAAAACCCCCACCATCATCGACTTCATTGTCCCCGGCGGGATGTTTATCAGCAATCGGTTAATCTGCCCCTTGGTGACTGCCTCTAAGTGCTCAGCAATGGCGTCTATGTGCCATCCGTGCATATATGGTTGCGAAGGCTCAAGGCTTTTCCAAGCCCGCTGCACAAAGTAAGACAGGCTTTTACATTCCTCACGCTCAATGTTGCGCCAGTCTTCCTCAGTCAGCAGCATCTTTTGCGGCTAGCAATTCGCGGCGTGCGGCGCTCGATAGCTTTGTGACATCCAAGGTCGTGGTAATGGCTGCCTCAATTTGATGCTTCGTCGGCTCGTTATACCCGTGCATGGCGTTCAGCTCTTTAACGGCCCCAGTCATGCCGCTAGCGTTGGTCTGTTCCTTGGCTACCTTGTAAGCCTCTACAAGCGCCCTGACGCTCATTTCACGTGTCCAAAGGGCCTTTTTTTCCAGCTTGCTACGCAACTCTTGCACCCTACCCGATACCGCCCCGTCAGACATAAGCTCACTTGCGCGCTTATGGATTGTCTCTGCCTTCATGTTTTCAGCATTAAAGGCCGTCCGGTATGCGTCCGCCTGGCTCATGCCATCAGCGATGCAGGATGCGAATTTTTCTTGCTTAGGGGTTAGTGCCGTCATGATGCAGCATCAGAATAATGGAGCGCGTCGGTCGGTACTGCCCCGCCCAGCTCCGAGGGGGTCTCGGAGTCCTGCTTTTTGACACGCTTAGGATATGGCTTTGCTAGTGCTGCAATTTTATCACGCATTGCCGAATCAAGAGGCATAAGGTATTTGTGCTTCCACATAACCGGGCTTTTTTCCATGCCCTTGATTGTTCCAAACAAGGCGTTTGCAGTTCGCTTGTGCATCACTTTGCCGTTATACATTACCTCACATTGAGCTTGTAATGCGCCAGTGTAAACCCAGCCAGCGGCCTGATAAACACCGCCATGATGGCCTTGCAGTGGATCGGCATAACTCACAATCAAACGCAAACCGGGCGAGTTTTTTTGCAGGAACCTCATCGCGATTGACATAACACGGCTTACCGCTGTTTTGTGCCGCGTCATTGCGATTCGTGTCAATTCACAAACCTGCGTTTGGTCAAGTTGATACGGCGAACCAAGATTGTTGTTAGCGCCGCGTGAAAACAATACGACGCCTATAAATTTTCCATTCTCCCACACGCCAACCTTAACAATTTTCCCAGCCGGCAGGCATTGGCTGTAGTGCCACTTCTCACAAGCAAACTTTGCAGCCTCATGGGTTGCCCAATCGATTTTCAGAATCGGTTTATTTGTGGAATTCATGGCCACAACTTGGGCATTTTATTGGGCTTTTTTCATCTAGCTTGCCCTGATCATCCAAAGTGCCAGGCAGAAAGTCAGCGCCAAGTCCCATGGCGAGATTTAGCTCATTAGCATCAAAGCCGGTCAGCTCCATATTAAAACCATCGTCATTTAATGACAAAAGCTCCAATTGCAACGCCTCAGCATCCCACCCGCTATTTAACGCGATTTTATTGTCTGAAATAATGTAAGCCCGTTTCTGGGTGTCGGTCAGGTGCCCCAGCCTGATGCACGGCACTTCCTCTAGCTTCAGTTTGCGTGCAGCCATTACGCGGCCGTGGCCTGCAATTATCCCGCCGTCAGCGTCGATCAGCACCGGGTTGGTGAATCCAAATTCCCTGATGCTTGCCGCAATTTGCGCCACTTGCGCGTCACTGTGTGTGCGGCTGTTTCGAGCGTAAGGTATTAGATCAGCTATTGGCAACGATTCTATTTGCACGGATTATTCCCCATCCTAGCCTCACCATATAGTGCGGCATAGCTCACCAAGCCCTCGCATGAGTCTTGGTGCGGCTCTATGCGCTGGTTGTCTTGTGCCATTTTCAGCAGTGCCATGAATAGGCAGCCGTGCGCCTCAGTTAATGACTTGCCAGTGATGGCGTTGAATGCCTGCACTGCGGCCTTTATAGATCGTTCGCCAGTTGGGCAGTCGTATTGTTCAGCACGCTGTTGTAATAGCGTCTTGGCCTTGTTTAGCAACTGATCGGCTGTTATTTTCATGTTGATTTTGTTGATAGGTGCCGGGGTCTCTGGATACCGCGCCCCCGGCAGCGCGTTCAACGCGGTAGGAGAAGGGTGCAGAAACCCGAAACCGCTACCAGAGTTGGCCGCATTATATCACAATTTTTTGCTTTGAGTAAAAAATCGCGGCCTATCTTGCTCAATCTTTATCAGCCAATAGTCCCACAGTGATGGGTGCATGTTTCTTTTGCCGCTTTCCCAGTCTTGCCACGTCCTCAGCGCATGGCCTACCAGGGCGGCGGCTTGGCTTTGTGTCATCCCTGTTTTTTTGCGGGATTCTTTTATTTGGTGCGGTTCAGGCTTAATCATTATTTGCATCATCCGTTAGACATCGCCACGGATGGCTACAATGCGCGCTCGCGCAAGGCGACGCGACACCTCAAGCGCCGCGCCAATGCTTACCGTGCCAAAAGTCACCGTAGATAGAACTCCGTCAATAATTTGCGCTGGCCCCATCAATGCGCGCAAAAACCACGCTTTCGCGCTTGGCTCAGGCTTTAGGTTCACTTTTGCCCTGCTCATTCTTCGTCCTTCACTTTTGCTTGTAGAAACTTAATATGCGAATAAATTTCGCGCTCTATGGTCTCTCTGGCGTGCTTGTGAAGTGCAGCATCGCGGGCCGCACCTTTGCAAATGGCCCCGGCTGTGCTGTTGAAAGACTCCCAAAACCCAATGTGGCCTGATGTTTCTGCCACGGTCAGGGCACCCCATGTGACCGTCATATGGTTGCCGCGCTCGTTGATTTCCAGGGTTGCTGGTTGCCCCGCGATGTCATCAAAGTGGAAAATGTCGTTGCTCATGATTTTGTCCTTTTACGTTGATAATTTTTCATCTATATGCAGGCAATAACTCGGCGGTACTCCCATCAGCATCGACAAAGCGCCCACCGGAACTGTGGTATGGAATTTCTCTAAATCGATAAGTAGGGAATTTTTCGGCTATTTTCAATTTTGCGGTGCATGCAGTGTACTTTCCTAGTCTCGTCTTTTTTTCGTGGAATTTGTCATTTTGATCACGAACAATCTCAACGATGTCCCATTCTTGTGAAATTTGCTGGCGCGCCATGATTTTGTCCTTTTGTGTTGATTGGCCCCGTAGGGCCTTGGTTCAGTTAGATAGCTTGATGGCTCTTGTAATGGTGTCGCAAAATATGCCTGCGTGATAGTCTGTCATTGAATCACTAACATCATCTTCGCGCCGTGCATTGATGCAAATTACATAATCTTCTTGGTTAATAAAAGAAATAATTCTGTTTGCTTTTTTTGCCCAATAACTGAATCCGTCATTAGAAACCGTGAACCCTGCTTTTTCTAGCTTTTTGACTGCGTTTGCGACTTTCATTTTTTACCCTTTTACGTTGATTCCGGTGCCCCCGGCTGGGTTGGTAGCTTATCTGCTGCCCATGCCCTGAATCATACACGCAAATTTCACAATGTCAACGCTTTGTTGAAAATTATTTCAATCGGCCTTGCGCTTTCAATAGCTTTTTTCTATGTTTGAAGCTGCCCACTCAGCCACCACGCGCTTGTATATTCTTTGTATATAGCCGTAGTACTCAGCAAGCGTTATATTTGTGCGCTGTGCATCGTGGTATTCGTGCAGCTCGCGCACGGCCTGTAGGCCCTCACCAGTTAGGCCCATCCGGCCTGTGGCCCTGTACCGTGCATCCGCGTCAATCAGGTGCCGCTCGGCTTTCTGGCAAGCCTCTAGCACCTCTAATCCTATGCCATCCTTGCTCATCTGCTCGGCGATTTTGAGCATCACGCATAGATGCTGCCAGTCGAATTCGGTAGCCTTGCCCATCCTGAATGCCTCAATTGCCGTCAGCTCCAGCAGTCTTAGATGGCTCAATTTTTCGCCCTCGATAGGCTTCACGCCTTCAATGACGTGGGCAAGCGGATTTATCAGGGGGCGGTACTTTCGCCTGGTCTTTTTACGCATTCATAAGCCTTTTGATTGTTACATTTAGCGCGTCCAGTTCATCCATTTTGCGGATTCTCCAAAACGCTTTTGTCCCGTGCCATCCGTTGTATCCCTGATGGCACTCTTTACACAATGCCACGGCGGTGTATTGGCGGCCCTGCCTTATGTGGTGTGCGTCACTTGGCCCCGGCGCGTCACATACTGAGCACGGCAATTCCTTGACCTTTGCAAGATGGGCGCGATCTCTGTCAGTCAGTCGATTTAGCATCGTCACTCCATTTAACGCCCTGCTGCGCACCAAAGGCCATCACCAGCTCCAGTAGGTCGCTAAATTCTTGTTTCGTCATTTTGCTTGTTGACATCCCTAGCACGACCAAATTTCCATCTATCCCTGGCACTACACGGTGTTTTTTCAGGCTTGCCGTGAGTATGTGTTTCCAGTCTTCAGCGTCAAATTTCACCCCGTGCCACGTTACCTGCCTGCTAATGTCATTTAATGCTGCCCATAATTTGCGGTTTTGATCCGGGCTTCGCTTTTCTCGCTTCACCGTAATGGTCAGCACATGCCCGGCCATTAGGCTGGCCTTGATCTTTGGCCACAGCCCAGCAAGCACTGTATGCGCCTGCTGTGGGTTGTGCAGCGTCTCGGTGTAGCTCATCTAGAGACCAGCTCACGGGCCTCTTGCATCACTTCCCAATCTTCAGGGCAGTCTCTCTCAAAGCTACAGCCATCAGCGCATACGTCCGATCTTTCGCAGCATGGGCATTTTGCATAATATCCAACGAATTCCTCCAGCTTTTCTAAGTAGATTTTTTCTTCGTCTGTCATTTTGACCCCACAAAATATTTGTAAGCCGCCTTATGCGAGTGATTTTTTGCGGCCTCTTCAGCCTCGATACTCTTGCCCATGCGCTGATGATTACGGTCGATCAGCGCACGATGACGTGACTCGCTGTGGTGCCCCACCTTGATCGGCTCACCAAGCGAAAGAAAGTCGCGGCCTTCCATGGACTTGGCGGCCCATTCATCAGACTTTGCGCGTTGTGACTCAGCCCACGCTTGATACTTCGCGGCCTTCTTTTCTGCGTATGTCTGGCGGTTAGTACCGTCACACCGAGTCACCGAATAGTAGTAACCGGTGGAATTTTTGACGACCAGATTGTGTACTTCACAGTCACGCTGTTGGCCGTACTTATTTGCAACTTGGATAATTTCGCCTTTTGTGTGCTCTTGCTCACACTTGGCTAACCAGACATTAGGACAATACTTTGCAAATGTGTTCATTGGACACTCCGTTTCGTTGTTGATGCGTGAATTGTAGCACGCTTTTTGCGCTTTTGTGCATCATGGGCGAAAATTTTTAACCGCCTCAATTGCCGCGTCTGCTATCTCATAAGCCGAATTCTCAGTCCACCACGTTGGCATCATGCCGCCCATGTCCTGCCTAAATTTTTCGATGATCTCCAATTGCTTTTTGGTGTACGGCACGGGGCTGGATGGCCTCATCTTGGAAGCCTCCACAATGGCCTGCTCAATGGCTACCTTCGCTATCAGCATAGCCGCCGCCGTGGGAGCAGTCGCTGGGGTAACGTCGTATTCGTACCGTTTGCCGCCGTCTTTGTAGGCGTAGGTCAGCCTAAATGTTCCCGCCTGCATACTATCATGGCAATCCTCGTACCATGCCGCGCCTACTGGCACATATCTTTTCCCGACCTTTTTGTACCTTGGCTCAGTCTTTTTTTCCATGCTTTCGCTCCTTTAAATTTTGACCATAGACGACCCCCGAGAATCCCGACCTGTACCGGTCTTTTTGATTCTCTCAGCCAACAATTTAATCAGTATCAAGAAAAAAGGCCAGAAAATACAAATTGGCTGTTTCTTCTTTCACTGCAAAACGCCCGCTGCTCACTTGGTGCCTGATTTACATTGTCGAGCGCCCTATCGTGGGCCAAACGCTGATTGTCGGTTGTTCTGCTCGTTTTTGCAGTCGCTCAGGAACGCTGCGCCGCCGGGGGTCATGAGCGGCATCGGTTTATGAGTGCGGCCCCGACATTGGCCCATTAGCTAACGCGCTCTGACGGCAGGAATGGAAAAAGCCTTTACAACTGCCCTCGGTAGGAACCCCTGAGCCAGTAGGGGCGAGAGCATGTGTAAAGGCTTTTTACTTACATCACTTCCTACGGTGATGTGCAAATTATAACTCAAATTTTGCCAGTGTCAACATGTTCAGGGATATTTGTAAGCCTCACACGCACAAAGCCGCCGATCTTATCTTGCACGTAGGGAAAAGTGCGGAACCGCTTATCGTCTATCCCCAGTGCCAGCGCCACACCGTCCCGGCCGTGCTTAAAAGCGGCGATGATGTTGTCATCATCCCTAGCCCTTCGATCAGGTGGGTAAAAGTCCAGCCACAAAGCAATGCGATCACCATCAGGCACCACTAGGCAAGCCTCTTTTGTAAGCGCCCAGCAGGCTTGTTTGTATTGCTTTGCGATGGCGGACTTCTTCGCCCAGTGCATCCTCGCATTAGGGCTAAGATCTTTAGGCGGCCATGGTAAAACAACTGCGTGCATTTAGTCTAAAGTTACCGATTCATCTGCCGCATCGTCAATCAACGAGGCTTGCTGATATTTATTCTCAGCGTCAAACCGCTTGGATGCAAGGCTTAGATTTATCTTTGCTTGCTTGAAATAGCTATCCTTAAGCTCAATCCCAATAGCTTTGCGCCCAAGGCTTACAGGACTGTAAACCTCACTGCCAACACCCATAAACGGGGTTAATATTACTTCACCTGGATTGCTATACATCTCAACCAGCCTGTCAATCACGTCTAATTGCAGTGGGTGAACGTGCTTTTCGTCATCATCTTCTTTTGCGTCCCTAAACGGCAAAACATTATCAACTTGAATGTCGTCCCACACACTAGATGCGTAACGCTGCCAAATATAATGACTCAGTTTGTTAGTGCGCGCATCAGTATGATCTCGGTAATGAGTGTTTAAATGCTCCCAAAGCTGATCATGCGTGAATTTTGTTTCGTTAGTGTTGTTCCAAATTCTAACCATTTCAGGAAGAATTGGTGTCGAACCAAAATAACGTTTAAACCCTTCAGGGTGAGTTACTGGCACTTCATTTTCCCCGTTTCGCGTGAATATCAAAACGTAATCAGGCATTGCAGTAAAGCACTTTGTTGAATCCTCAATAATGAATTTGTGCATTAGACTTTGAACCATTGTCCGAGTTCTAACCCTTAAAGGCTCTTTCCATACTGTGATTCTGTTTCTATATGTAAACCCGTGCTTTTCATGCAGCCGAATAATCTCATGCGGGAAGTCCCAAAGTCGTGAGGCATGATCAAAAACATCCTGACAATGCACGGCAGTGATGCGCCCAGGCTTCATGATGCGCTTCATTTGAACAATCAGGAATTCATACTGAACCAGAAACTGCTCACGGGCGTCACAGTTGCTGAAGTCTCGCGGGTCACTGCTATACGTATAAAGCCCGCAAAATGGCGGAGAATATATAGATAAATCAACGGACTTATCAGGTATTGTTGGTACAACCTCCATGCAGTCACTGTTATAAATTGCGTATTCTTGCGTGATTATTTGATCTTTAGCGGTTGACATTAAATAAACTCCGGTAGTTGAACGGTTTGAGAAAATGCTTTACGTGTTAATGTAAAGTCTTGGTTTACTGAACTAACTAGATTTTGGTACAGCTGCTGCGCTTTTTCTGTTTTTTGCTGCAGGGCATCAATTACGCGCTGCTGACCTTCACTTATTACCATATCGCAGGTGACTTCTTGTTTTTGACCGAATCTCCAGAATCTGCGGATTGCTTGGTAATATTGCTCGTAACTCCATGTTGGAAAAAATACAGTGTGATTACAGTGCTGCCAATTTAGGCCCATGCTAGTCATTTTCGCCTTGGTAATTAGTCGTTTAATATCACCACGCGCAAAACTCACTAAAATTTCCTCTTTTTGATCAATACTCATCCCGCCAGTTATTTCAACTGCATCAGGGTCGAGTTTAGACAAAAGATCACTTTCTTCATTAAAATTGCACCAATATACTGACGTTCTACTATTGGCAAGCCTAACCGCTAACTCACACCGCCTTGCAATTGTCGCCTTTTGCTCGGCCTTGACTTCAGACATTGTCCTGGCTGGCTTAATGTATAGTTCTCCCTGACCGCCAGTTGACCACGCTGAATCACTTTCAGTAGTGTGAGTATTGACGTGTAATGCTGGCAGGTCATAGCCTTTATCACTAAACCCCAAGTCGGACGGCCGTTTGACCATGACTGACCAGCTATTGACCCACGCAAAAAAATCTCGTTCAGCGTGTGCAAGTAGTCGAAATTTGTTGCCTATGTTTCGATTGTTACTGTCAGCGTCATTTTGTGTACTTTTGAAAAATCGGCCAAGCATGTCCATATACCCAAGGTATCCAAGCGCCTCAGAGCTATTGCCAAGCTCAATAAAGTCGTTAGGGCTTGGAGTAGCAGTTGACAAAAATCGGTAAGAGACCTTTTTAATGAAGGCCATAATGGCGGCCTTAGTTGCGCCGTTGAAGTTTTTCAAAATGCTGGACTCATCCAGCATCACACAAACAAAGTCATCAGGGCTTAGCAGGTGCATGCGCTCGTAATTGCAAATAGTAATTTTTGCAGACAGCTTGCCGTCTTTGCTATGGGCAATGTCATCTACTCCAATCCGGTGTGCCTCATCAATGAATTGAAAGGCCACGGCAAGCGGAGTGAGAATCAGCACACGCCCGTTTGTTTTCCTGATGATGTTTTCGGCAATTGCCACCTGAATCAGGGTCTTGCCCAATCCCGTGTCAGCAAATACGCCGATGCGCCCCTTGCGCAATGCCTTTGCTATAACATGCTGCTGAAAATCAAAAGCACTATCAGGCATCCAAACCGGGTCAAACCCAAAGTTACCAATGCTATGGGTTTTTGACTTTATAAAGTCTGCGTAATCCATATTTATCCTTTAATTGTTGAAGCCTCTATTGTAGCGCAAATTATGCGCTTTTTACTAAGTATTTACCCTTGGTTTTGTGTTAGCAGTCGCCAAGCTGCGGCGCGGCACTGTGGGACTTGCCCATTTCCAATGGCTTTAAGTCGGTGTGTCCTATGGGCCACCCCATCAGTTGTTCTACCCAACTCGGATTCAGTAGACCACCAGCTTGTGCCGCCAGTGTTGGTGTATTGCGTAGGGCCTCCGAAGGTGCATTTGTTTCTTTTGAGTTGTGCGCTGTCGGTGTCGGCCACATCTTTACCACAGTGGCAAGACCGTCCCCACTGGTTGCACTGGCACCCTTGCGGTTGTAATTCCCGCAGACTGTTGGCGTGGGCCAAAGTTGCTTTCTTGCCATCAATGCCAGCGTCGGGCGCGGCTTCCCGCCGATTGATGTATTGATTCTCCCCGAGCCTGCATCCATTGCTACGGGAGTGGGCAAGAATCCAGATTCTGTTCCTTTTGTGATGCGCCCCAACATCGGCAGCTCCCAGCACTGTCCATTTAGCATCAAACCCGAGCGCGGCAAGGTCACTGAGCACCCTGTCCAATCCTCTACTAACGAGAGCTGGGCTGTTTTCAATGAATGCGAATCTCGGTCGTACTTCGCCAATGATGCGCGCCATCTCCCGCCAGAGTCCACTACGCTCTCCGTCCAGTCCGTCGCCTCTGCCTGCAACTGATATGTCTTGGCACGGGAAGCCTCCAGAAACAACGTCAACAATTCCGCACCACGGTTTCCCGTCAAAGGTTCGCACGTCATCCCAAACCGGGAAAGGCGGGAATACTCCGTTGGCTTGTCTGGCCAGTAATACTGATCTGGCGTATGCGTCAAATTCGACTGCACAGACGGTACGGTGTCCAAGGAGCTGCCCCCCAAGAATGCCGCCACCAGCTCCGGCGAAAAGCTCCAACTCATTCATGATTCTCCTTTAATTTATCACGAACACCCTGCATCAATTCTGCCCACGGTAGTAGTGCATCGTAGTATTTAAGTGCCTTGCGTGCGTAGTCTGGCTGTGTTTGTTTCATGGCTAGGATATGGTCTATGTAGTCTTGACGGGTTTTACATTGATTCGACATGAGGGTAGTTTGCAAAAAATTGGGCACGTCCTCCGGGTTCTGCGACAAATTGCCCTGCATCTCTATGTCTCCAAAGTCCAATAAGCGGCTCACCGTCTGCGCTGCCTTCATAATTCCGCTGTTTGCGGCAAATCACAAAGCAATCAGGCTCTGTTTGTTTGTTTGATCTCTCTCCCTGCGACTTGTATGCATCCTCTTTGGGTTTGTTTCTCCACACCATAAACAAGTTATCCACTTGGTCAGTTATTGACCCGCTCCCCTTCGTATCGTGTTTGTCTGGCATATCCGATTCTTTTGGAGGTTTTTTCAAGTGGTGAACCAAATGCACGTGAACATCACAATCTTTTGCAATGGCGCAAAGATTGTCTACAAATATTTTTTGCCCGTTGTAATCGTCCTCGGCCTTAACGCACTTCATTAGCGAATCAATAAAAATGTGGGTTATTCCAAGTTCCTGCGAGCAATATTTCACCATGCCTAAAACAGTTTCAGGGTAAGCTGTTCCTGTCTGGTCATAAAGCCACATCTTTTGCGTTGTCCATCCTCCAAAATCATCGTAAAGCGTATCCAGCACATCAAGTCCACTGTCACCCTGATACTCTGGTGAAAATGGATTTGTTCCAGCAAACATCCTTACCATGCGACCGATGGTTGTAACTGGCTTCATTTCAAAGCTGGCAATACAAACCTTTTCTCCTTGACCCACCAGCGATAGGGCGACCTGCGTGGTTACGTCCGTTTTACCGTGCCCGTTTTGCCCAGCCCAAACGCTAACCTCTCCGCGCCGAAATTCAAAACTATCATTGCACTTAGGCCATGGTAGATACGTGCGCTTTGCTCTCGCATGGCTTCGCAAACGATCTTTTGCGTCTTGCACAAAATCACTCGCTGGCTTTACTTTGGTTTTTGCGTCCGTGTCTTTTAGGTACGCAGCAAAATCAATATCGTCTGCCAAAAACTCAGGCATGTGCCACCTCGCTTGCGTGATAAATTTCAGTCCATCCTGCCTGCTCCCAAGGCTTTACGCCTTTTTGCATGTGGCAAGCTGCTACGGTCTTAGCGCCAAACCATTTAGCCTTCGCAAAAATGGCCTTCGCCCTGCTTTCAAAAGGGGATGATATGCTTACCCGTAGGCCAACTAAAAAACGTAAATCAAGGCTAGAAAGCGCATCGCCATCGGTTGAAATTGTCACATGATCGCCATGTTCAAACCAATCTGTCTTGCAGGGATAGTCATTCAAAAATACGATTTTTGGCACTTTTCCAGCTTTGCGAAGTTTGATTAATGTATCGTGGCCTTTCATTAAATAGCTCCTGCCCATGAATTAGGTGTCGGTTTTGATTTATCTGCAACCCAATCAGCCTTAAACCCACGCCACCCACGGGCGCAGCATTCTTTCAATGCGTCATCAAGTGACCATCCTGCTTTTATGGCTTCTCGATTTATTGCGTCTAATGCTGTTTGTGTAATTTTTACTTTCCTGCTTTTTTTAAAGTCTTGCCAAACAGAATCAGAAACGCCTTCAGGCGTTGGTATCTCTGTATTTACTACTTCTTTTCTCTTCTCTTCTCTTCTCTTCTCTGGTTGCGATTTTGTTACGCTTGTATCGTTACAGTTTGCGTAACTTCTTGCCTTTTCAACCCTGTTTTTGCTCAGAGCACGCTGTTTTGCGGTTTCGCCATTGTGATAATCAAAGTTAGGTAGGCTTACATTGTGCCCATCTTGC